CGCTCCGCACTCAGCATTGCGCGGATGTCGTCCTCTTTGAGGCGGATGGTCTCGAACTCCCGGTAGGGCGTTTCGACGTACTCGCTCCATGCCTCCCCGTCGTCGTCGATGTCGTGGATATAAAAGCCTCGCGGCTGATTCTCGTCGTTGAAGTTGAGGCCGGTAATGCTGCCGCAGTAGAACACCGCGCGGCCTGCCTCCGGGAGCTGCTGCGGCCGGTGAATGTGGCCGAGTGCTACGAGGTCAAAGTCTGCGGCTTTCAGGGTGGCAGGGTAGATGACGGGCTCAAACTGTGCAAATAGCGCGGTCTGGCCGCTCTCCATGTTGCATCCCGGGACGGTGAAGTGCGTGGACAGGATGCTCGTCACACCGGGCTCGCACTGTGCTTTCAGGCCGAGAACGACCTTTGCCAGCTCGTCCGTGAACACCTGCGTTTCCTCCTCTCGAGAGAGGCCCGGGTGCGCTGCCCGATGTACGCCACGGTCAAAGCCCGGAATACACGCCACATCTACGTGCTGCCCGTGGTAGGTGTGGATGTGGAGCACCTCCGGCTCCGTTACGACGCTGACCGAATCATCACCGTAAAAAGCCGTCGTCAGCATCTCGAACTGCTCCTCGCTGTCGTGGTTCGGAGTGCCGCGCAACACGACGGTCGGGGCCACGTTGGAAAGCCGCCGGATGTGGTCTATGGCTGTCCGGCTCTCGCGGAGACCTCTGTCCGACCATACGCGGGCCTGATGGAAAATGTCGCCAGAGACGACGATAAGGTCCGGCCGGTGCTCCTCCGCGTACATCGCCTGAAAATCAAGGCAGCGGCAGATGTCCTGAAAGCGGGCATTCTGTCCGCCGACCTCCGGCCCGGGGAAACTGCCGATGTGCCAGTCTCCGGTGTGCAATACTTTCAGCATCACATATCCTCCTTGAGCAGCTCCTTGATGATGTCGTCGAGCTTGCCGCGCCGCGCTGCATCCGCACGAGACTTCGCGCCCTGAATATTCCTCATTTCATCTTCGGTCGGAACCTGCGCAGAGCCCTTGTGGCCGGAGCTGATGCTGAACGAAATGTAGTCCAGCGCGAGCTTTGCGAGCTCGGTGCGGTCCGGGCTGCGGAACGTCCCGATAGGGCAGCAGGTGCGCTCGGCGTTGGTGTAACGTCCGCCGCCGGAAATAAAGATGGTCGCCATGAGCTGTGCCTCGTGAGGGATTGTTTCAGTCTCCTTGACCTCAAACATTGCCACGTTGTCCGAATTGACGGCGACCATGCCGTCCTGCGAAAGAATCATCATAATCATTTCCTCCATGTATGGTTTCTCTGGCAGTCGCGGCAATAAGCCACTCCGCCGAAATGCTTGCGGCTGTACTCTGCTACGTCGAGGCCGACCTGCTTACCGCAGTCCGCGCAGAACTCGCTGTCGCCGTTCCGGCCCTGCTGTCGGTTACTCGGCGCGGGCTGCTGCTGGCGAGGCCGCTGCGCCGGTCTCTCGGGCTGCTGCTCCTGCTGGGGCTGCTCCTGTCCGACCTCAAAATCCGGCTCCGGCTGCACATAGCCGTCGTCGTCATCGTCCACATAGACCGTGTGGCTGGTTTTCGGGCGGCTGCCGTACAGGTCATTCGCCGCGCCAAACATGGACTTTACCGCCTCCTCACGGACGGTCGGATTGTCAAGGTTCGGGACGAGGTAAGCCACAACAAAGGGCTTTCCGAACTCCTCGATAAGGTAACTGGACTTAATCTGCATCGCGGTGCGGAGGGCGCGGTTGAGAGCCTTGCTCTCGCACATCTCGCTGCGGAACTTCATAAATTCTGCCCGCTGCTTCTCCGTCATCCCGGCCGTTACATCATCCACCGCAATTTCCTTATGGGCGACGATGGTGACGTTCTCGCCGGTGAGCTGCGGGACGCTGATTCGGACCTCGTGCTTGACGTCCTTGTTGGGGCAGCCTCCGCAGCGAATCGGCTTTCCGATGCTGCGGTTGACCTCCGCGCACTTCTGGCAGGTGGATGGGACGACCGGGCGGCTGGAAAGAATCTTGATGCCTGCGGCTCGCATGAGCTTGGTGAGACCCTTTTTGGTGAGGGCGTACTTGGCCGGGGTCGCTTTGTGGACGTACCCCTTGCTGTCGCGCCACTCGTCCTTGGCTTTCTCCATCTCATAAATTTCGCCGTCATTGAGGTCGGTGCTGATTTTCACGGAGTTCATCACCGGCTTTTGGATGTCGGCAATCTCCGTCACGGTCTGCATCGGGACGAGGAGGTTGTACTGCGCGGGCGGGTACTGCTGTGCAATGGTGAGCGCAGCGTGTTTGTTTTGTTCGTTCATGGTTCACGCTCCTGTTGACTTTTGATGTGGAGCGAGATACAATAGGCTTGTCCGACAAGAGGGTCGTGCTTTCGAGCGCGGCTCTTTTTTTATGCCTGTGTATCCGGCTCCTGCTGCTCTGCCGCTGCTGCGGCCTCCTGCTCGTCCAGCTCCTTGAGCAACTGGGTGATGGTCTTGCCCGTCTCCTTGCGGCAGCAGGTCGAGCCCATACCGACGCGACGGGCAGCCGCGCTGCGCAGCTTGCGCGAGCATCTGCCGCAGAGGCAGAAAAGGTTCTGTTCAGCCATGTGGTTCACCTCCTTTCAGTGGTCCTTGAGCATCTTGAAGAATGCGTTGTTGATGACGTGGAACGCAAGCAGCGTGACGCCGAGCACGATAAGCCACTCGCCACCAAAGGCGAAGTAGCCGCGTGCGGCGTAGCTGGCCGGAATGAGTGCCAGCGCGGCGATGAATCCGCAGATACCGGCCGAGAGGACCTCTGCAATCCAGATGGCCGCAATGAGAATCGCTCTGTGAATCTTCCAGTTCATTTAGTGCTCCTTTCTCTTGAGGGCCTGCGCCGTCTCAATGACTGCGCGGCTGTATTTGCTGCTGTGCTGGCCCTTGCTCCACGCTGATTTCATGCCGCTGTCGCCCATGTTGTAGGCCATGAGAGCCTTGTCCGGGTCGTCGTACTTTTGGAACGCCTGCCCGAGGATGTATAGGCCAGCCTCGATGTTCTGCTCCGGGTCCATCACATCCGTAATTCCGAGCTCCTCGTAGAGCCAGCGGTGATTGCAGATGTTAATCTGCATGAGGCCGAAGTCTCCGGTGTCGCTGACCGCATCCGGCTGGTAGCTGCTCTCCCGCTCGATGACGGCGAGGGCGATTTCAAATGGGACGTCCTGCCGCTCCGCCTGCTCCCGGATGTACCGTTGCAGCTCGTCGCTCATGGGCACGTCGTAGAGGAGCTCCGGCTCCTGTTCGGCCTCTGGCTGCACCTCCATGTAGGCGAGCGTCACATATTCCGTTGCCGGTGCTGCCGCTGTCTGCTGTGCGAGGTTTGCTGCGGCCGTCGTCGCGCAGGAGCAAGCCGCAATGAGTGCGGTGACTGTGCAGAAAAATGCAACGGCCGCAATCTCCATCTTTCTTTTAAGCGCATCCATAATCAGGTGTGGCGGCTGCCGTGAGCGAGCCGACCGTCCTCCGTGCGACGCGGTTGAGAATTTCTTTGACCTCTCCGCTCGTCCGGGTCCGGCAGAAGTCGTCGCAAATCTTGATTCGGGTGTTCCCGATGGTGAAGTCCTCCACGACGTTCCCGCTCTGCTTCGCCTCCAACACTTTTTACACCTCCTGTTTTCCGAATTGCTTTCTGTAAATGAGCTTCAAGGTCTGTGCCTTGTTCGTTATCTCGTCGAGGACTTCAAGGTACTGTTCCATGCGCGGCTTTTCTTTCGCGTCGATGACGCCGTCGGCCGCAATGTCGATGATCCCGTCCTTGACCTCCGGCAACGACTTCATTGCCGAAATGAGCTGCAATGTGACCCGCTCGAGCTCTTCCAGCTCAATCGGTGAAATTGTCCCGATGCCGAGCGGGCAGAGGTGCGAGCAGAAATGGTTTTGCAACTCCGGCGCGTTGTAGGTGTCCGACAGCATCAGGACCTCCTCCGGGTGCGGGTTGATGGTTCCGAGCTCGATGTTGGCGAGCCGCGTCCGGTCGATGCCGGTCACCTCTGACGCACCCTCTCTGCTGCCTAGCCGGTCGTTCCACGATGCCGCTGCGATTCGTGCCTTGTAGAACACGTTATCTGCGGCTTTCGTTGCCATTTTAGGCATTTATTCCGTGCCTCCTTTCGGTTAAAATATTTACAAGGAAACGCCAAATGTTTGCTTTTGGCGTCATCGTTTCGTGTTAATGACGCGAAACGGGTCGCTTCGGGTTAAAAAAAAGGTCGTCGTAGGGATAGCCAAGGGCCTGCTTGATTTTCAGGCTCAGCTTGAGGGACGGATTCTTGTCTCCGCTCTCAATCTGTGCGTAGTGGCTCCGGCTCACGCCAAGTCGCTCGCTGAAAGTCTGCTGGGTATAGCCTGCGCCCTCTCGGAGCGTTTGCAGCTTTTTCCGCATTCCGCCTGTCTCCTCCTTTCTGTGTGACCCTTTTGGGGTCTTTCTGTGGTTTATTATAGTCCCTAATTGGGTCAAAGTCAAGTTTTTTCAAAAATTTTTTGCTATTTATGACGCAGTTAGCGTCATTTGTCCCCGTGAGGGGATTTTTGTGATACAATATAAAAGTCTTAGGGAGGTACGTCTGTATGGATAAGTTTTCTGAACGGTTGGTCGCGCTCCGCAAGGAGAAAGATTTGACGCAGGCCGAGTTTGCCCGCCTCTGCGGTAAGCAACGCACTACGGTCTCCGGCTACGAGACCGAGGGCAAAGAGCCAGATTTCGCCCTGCTCTGCCAGATGGCGGACTATTTCGGGGTAACCACTGACTATCTGCTGGGCCGCGAGGACGAGCGCGCACACGGTAACGAGGCGTTCCGTCAGGACAATGCAAACTTCAAGCGCAGATATGACGCCCTCTCGAAAGAGCTCCGCGCCGTCGTCTCCTCGACGTTCGATTCGGTCTATGTGCTGCTCTCCCGGTGCATGAACGCGCAGAATGCAGCAGAGCTGGCCCTGTACCGTGAGCTGTTCTCTGAGCTGCAAACCGGTCGCGGCGAGATAAAGAGCATCCTCGCAGATTGCGGGGGAGACCTGGCAGGTGCTTTCCCGCAGATTATGGAGAAGCAGAACACGCTCAAGTCCAAGACCGCCTCTGTTTTGGACAGCCTCTTACAGGCCGATGTTGCGGCCTTAAAAGACAGCAACAAGTAACCTTTCGGCCTGCGCTCCGGCGCGGGCCTTTTTGTTTGGAGGTCATCATGGAGCAGTATCTCATATACCTGCGCAAGTCTCGTTCCGACCTCGAGGCAGAGGCACACGGCGAGGGCGAAACGCTCTCCCGGCACGAGCACACTCTGCTCGAGCTGGCGAAAAGGCAACATCTCAACGTGACCGATATTTACCGCGAGGTCGTCTCCGGTGACACCATCGCTGCCCGCCCTATGATGCAACGGGTCCTCTCCGAGGTCGAGCAGGGCGTTTGGTCCGGCGTTCTCGTTATGGAGGTAGAGCGTCTGGCGCGCGGCGACACCATCGACCAAGGCATCATCGCGCAGACGTTCAAGTTCTCCGGGACGAAAATAATCACCCCTATAAAAACGTATGACCCTGATAACGAGTTCGACGAGGAGTATTTCGAGTTCGGCCTGTTTATGAGCCGCCGCGAGTACAAGATTATCAACCGCCGGTTGCAGCGCGGTCGTCTCGCCTCCGCCAAAGAGGGCAAATGGCCGTCCGGTCTAGCTCCCTTTGGTTATCGTCGGGTAAAGCTCAAAAACGAAAAGGGCTGCTCACTCGAGCCCATCGAGGAGCAGGCCGCAATAGTCCGTATGATTTTCGACCTGTACACGGTCGGCTTGCAGGACGAGGATGGTTCCGCTCGCCCGCTGTCTCTGGGTTCAATCGCCACGAGGCTCAACGATATGCACATCCCGTCTCCGTCCGGTTCGCAATGGGCAAGAATCACCATTCGCGGAATCATCAAGAATCCGACGTACATCGGCATGGTGCGCTGGGGAAGTCGTGAGACGAAGAAGAAAGTGGTTGACGGCAAGGTCGTTTCTGTGCGCGGTCCTGCCGACCCGGAGAAAGAGTGCGTATTCAAAGGCATTCATCCTCCGCTCGTTCCGAAGGAAACATTTGAGCTCGCAAACGATAAGCTCGCCCGGAGCGAGAATACTTCCACGCACAAAGAAAAGGTCGTCCGGAATCCTCTGGCCGGTCTGCTCGTCTGCTCCGAGTGCGGCAGGCAGATGATGCGGATGATAAACCCCGTCCATCCAGATATGCCGGTCGTACGCTGCCCTCGTCGCGGCTGCCCGAATTGCTCTAGCTATCTCCCCATCGTCGAGGAGCGTGTTATACAGGGCCTCTCCGAGTGGATGAAAGGGTACGAGCTCGAGTGGAGCTCTGCTGCCGCGTCGTCCTCCGTGTCGTCGGTCGGCGTCCGGGAAAAAGCTCTCGCCAGCGCGGAGGCCGAGCTCCGCAAATTACAGCAGCAGCTCGAACGCACTCACGACTTCCTCGAGCAGGGCATCTACGACACAGACACCTTTCTGTCCCGCTCCCGAATGCTCTCCGACAAAATCGCTGCCGCAAAGGATAGTGTCGCCCGCTGCTCCCGTGAGTTGACCGAGGAGAAGCTCCGGGAGACCAGCCGCCGTGACATCATCCCTAAGGTTAAGAATTTGCTCGACGTGTACCCGCTGCTCGAAACGGCCGAGGAGAAAAATGCTCTCCTAAAAGAGGTGCTCGAAAAGGTCGTCTACCAGAAGCTAAACGAGAAGCGCAAAAAGAGCCCTGATGGCTTCACCATTGAAATATACCCGCGCATCCCAAAATCCGAAAAATGAAAAGAGAGGTCCGTTTCGGTCCTCTCTTTCTTATAGTTATCCTGTTTAGCCATACTCGTTGCTGTCCATCTATAATATCGTATTCATTTATTCCATTGAACACATATCCCTGTTTCAATTTGTTTTGTTCGGTCTGATTGATAAGGACTATCGCACCCAAAAAGTGCGACCAGTTTGTATCACTATACTTCATAGTAAATACTATATCATTCAACAATTCAGACCAATTCACCTTATCCCATACGTAGTCTCGCTGATAGCGTGGGACAGAATATTTTGCGACACGAGAAAAGATTTCGCTTATCGGTCTACTTTCTGTATCAAAACTCATCTTATGTTCCTTTCATTTAATTATTGTGTGGCACTCAGCATATATCTATTACTTTTCATCTACTCTTTCTTCTATTCGCTGCTCTACCAAGTCCCGTACAACATCAATGCACCCATCCGTATCTTTCAACACTTCTTTCTCCCAGAAGTGGATAACATACCAGTCCTGCGCTCGCAGATTCTTATCGTCCCGAATATCTCGTGCGATATTTTCCTCGATTTTGGCTATCCAGTACTCCCTATTGCGCTTTAGCTTTGATTTGCGTTCTTCCCAATTCTTCCCGTGCCAAAACTCACCGTCCACAAAGATGGCGATATTATACTTCAGGATAGCGATATCAGGAGAGCCGGGGAGCCGCTTATCGTTCAGCCTATACCGAAACCCCAGATGCCACAGACGCTTCGCCAAAAGCACTTCCGCCTTTCCTTGCTTCAGGTGGACACGAGACATCCGCTTGGATGTTTCCGGGGTCGTATCATATGATTTTGGATGCTTCATTCTACCTCAGTGCTCAAGTCCAATCCTATCAACCACATCGGAACTTTTACTAATTTATGATTTTCAAAAAAGCTCGCAGCTTTTTCGTAATTTACAATTCCATCGCTCAACTTTTGGGCAAGATTTCCTGTGGCTGTAATGTAAATATAGTAGTCAATTGAAACGTCTTGCTCCTCTGCGTCCATTAGTCTCTGTATGTCATGCTCAATCATCGCCCAGTTTCCAAACTGGATTTCTCCAACCACTGTCAGCCGTTGTTTTTCCGTCTTACAGTCCTCTCCATACGGCGTATTTATTTTTGACAATTCCTTTTTCCACTCTTTAGAAGTCATTTTGAAATCTTTGTACACACCGTCCAGTCGTTCCCCGCCGTTGTAGCAACCACGCTCTCCAACAAAGTAATTTCTGATACATGCAGTATTATAGTCTTTATCATAAAAAGAAAAGTCAAATCCCTCCTTTCCTTTATGAGAAAAACCGTTATATAACACATGTGTTTCTTTATGTGCACCCTCGATTTCCAACTTGGCTCGAAGAGCTTTGTTCAATGCTTCAGCCTTTACTCCATGCTTATTCTTTCTTACGAGTTCAGTTAAGTCGTATTTACTCTGTAGCCATTCTTTTATTTTTTCTCCTAAAGGATGGTTCCCTTCATCTTTCAAAAATGGCAATATTAGATTACCGTTATTAAAATATCGTTCGTCTTTTATTTTCAATGTATACTCCATATTCAATTCATCCTCAATCTTCGATTTGTTCTCTTACATAACGATTGTTCAGCCAGAAGCACTGCTTCGTCATCGTGCCACCAGTGGGCAGGGGAGCCGTGTCCATGCTGTCCTTTCCATGAGGACGAACGTGAGCCACACGACTTTCCGACGCCTTGGGCAAGTTATTGCGGTTCCGCCCGCTGGCATCTTTCCAGATGTGAACGCCCTCCCGCAGGGTATCGACCGTACGCTGCCACACATGATGCACCTCTTCTAGATCCTCTGCCGGGATATTCCAGAATTTCACCCTTTGGAAGTAGCACTCGCCGTCCCTCGACTTTTGGAAGATGATGAACAGGAATTTGGTCGGTGCAAGAAGGTCATAGAGTACAGACTCTTCCCATGTTTCGTTCATCATTGCGCAGAAGTTCATCACAGGGAAGGACATACTCTCTTTTATACTGCCATTCGGTTCAATGGCGATGGTCTTGAGTTGGATGCCTGCCTTTTGGAATTCCTCTGTATTTGACAGATGCCCTTTCACGCCAAGCATCGCTGCCACTAAAAGCTCGTTGAGGTTCTTGGCACTCGTTTCCACGCCCAGCCGCGCCTTAAGTTCCGTCCTGCTCATACCCACATAAGGCCGGACTTTTGCGATGAACCAGTCCTCAAAGCTGATTGTTCTTAACGCTGCCGGGTCTTTGATGATCTTCTCGCAAGGTTCGTCCCCGAAGATGTACCGCCGTAGGATCTGCGTCATGTAGCTGGACTTCAGCGAGTACGCCCGCTTCATGGCCGGGATAGGGCTGAATGGCTGCGACCGGGTATCCTGCGAGTTGCGGCCTTTCGGACACGCTGCCAGATACATGGTATCACCCTCACTGATCAGGTGTGCCTGTCCTGCCTTGATCTTGTCCATCAAGATTTTCCAGTCATTACGGATGACCTCTAAATCTTCGTCCGGAAACTGGAACAGCACCGCCTTGTCGATGGTGAAATCGACTTTTGGAACACCATCCTTGTGTTCATAGGACATCAGGAGCATACAGGCGCACTTTGTCCAGAAAGCACTGGTTGCGAAGGTCTTGCCATATTCTTCTTCATAGTTCAGCATATCGCAGACCAACCGCTCCTTGGCCTGAATGCCACGAGGTGTCCGGCGATAGGGAGTCACTTTCAGCTCCACGCCAGCTTCTTCAAAGTCCGGGGCGGGTTTGCTATTGGGCTTGTACCCGAACCAGCTTTCTTCTACCACCGTGCCGATTGCACCTTTACCTGTGGCGATACGCCCGGTCTTGTCGATCTCGCCCAGCGTTTTACCCACCGCTTCCTGTCCGCGAATGAGAACTTCCTGCTTGGTCTTGTACTTCCGCTGCCCCATCACACCTCTTGACCTCCTCAAAAAAATAGCTTGATCTTTTTATCTATTTTTGCTATAATCATATCGAGCCATAGAAAGCCCACCGATATAAAAGAAAGGCTTTCTATAAAAACTTTCAAAAAAGTCTTGATCTTTTTAACGAAAAATTGTATACTTATTACTAAGTATATCACAAAATGAGGTGTTATGAAAGTGTCAGCAAATAGCGATATCCGTGTTGTCGAGCTATTTGCCGGCGTTGGCGGTTTCCGCGTTGGATTAGAGCGTTGTTCCGAAAGATTCAAAACGATTTGGGCAAACCAATGGGAACCCGGCCAAGCTGGTCAATGGGCTTATAAGTGCTACAGCAAGAACTTTGGCGAAGATTCCCACTGTGTGAACGCAGACATCGCCACTGTTATCGATCAAGTGCCGCCGCACGACCTTCTGGTGGGCGGTTTTCCATGTCAGGACTATTCCGTTGCCAGCACAGGTGCCAAAGGCATCGAAGGCAAAAAAGGCGTCCTCTGGTGGTCTATCTATCAGATCATCCAGAAGAATCATCCGAACTATGTCCTGCTGGAAAACGTAGATCGTCTGCTGAAGTCTCCTGCATCCCAGCGTGGTCGTGATTTCGGCATCATCCTGAAATGCCTACAGGAAGAAGGCTATGGTGTCGAATGGCGCGTTATCAATGCTGCCGATTACGGCTGGGTGCAGCGCAGACGACGCACTTTCATCTTTGCCTTCAAAAATACCACGCCGCAATACAAGCACCTGACTTCCTACTTTGCCGATGGCGAGAATAAAGACCGCACTTGGCTGACGAACAAAGGTTTCTTCGCAAAGGCGTTCCCAGTCTATTCCGAATCGGCAGACCCTAAGAAGATCACCAAGGTGGATTTTACCGAGTATACCGATACTGTCGATGTGACCAAACGGTTCAAGGCAGCTTTTTATAACAGTGGTGTGCTATACAATGGAAGTATCCTTTCGCTGGAAGCTGTCCCGCAGAGTAAAGAACCGATGACCCTCCGCGAGATCGTTGTCGATGGCGATGTGGACAAGAGCTACTTTATCGAGGACGAGGATCTGGAAAAATGGAAATACATGAAGGGGTCCAAGACCATTGAGCGTACTTCCAAAACCGGTTTCTCCTACACCTTCTCGGAAGGCCCTATTGCATTCCCGGACCCTCTCGACCGTCCCGGTCGCACGATGCTCACCAGTGAGGGCACCAAGAACCGCAGTTCCCATGCGATCACCGACCCTAAGACTGGAAAACTGCGTATCCTGCTGCCGGAGGAATGTGAGCGCATGAACGGTTTCCCGACTGGCTGGACGGATACCGAGATGCCCAAGCGTCAGCGTTACTTCATCATGGGTAACGCCCTTGTCGTTCCGCTCATCACCCAGATGGGCAAGCAATTACTGGACATCTTATAACGAAAAACCAAGGCTGCACAGTCGGCCTTGGTTTTTATGCTTTTTTCGCCACGATCAAGAGGTGCCCTATCATGGAGCAGATCCGTGTTGTTGAGCTTTTCGCCGGGGTCGGCGGCTTTCGCCTTGGGCTGGAGCAGGCTTCCTCCTGCTTTCAAACTGTCTGGGCGAATCAGTGGGAACCATCCATGCGTTCCCAATTTGCTTTCGAGTGCTACGAACGGCATTTCGGGCATCGCCCAGAACACGTTTGTCAGAACATCGTGACCGCCAAAGAAAACATCCCTCCACACGACCTTTTGGTCGGTGGCTTTCCCTGTCAGGATTATTCCATCGCCAAAAAGGGCGCACGAGGGATAGAAGGGAAGAAGGGCGTTCTTTGGTGGGAGATCAACGCTATCCTACGGGCACACAAGCCTCGCTATGTCCTTTTGGAAAACGTAGACCGGCTCATCAAATCTCCGGCATGGCAAAAAGGGCGTGATTTTTCCATCATCCTGCGGTGCTTCTATGAAGCAGGCTATGCCGTTGAATGGCGGGTGATAAATGCCGCCGACTATGGCGAAGCACAGCGCAGGCGGCGCACCTTTCTCTTTGCCTTCCGAAACGATACCGCCCTGTTCCGAAAAGCGGCGGAGCTCATCTGTGTGGAGGGTCTGAAGGGTGCCCATCAGTTGCTCCTGCAGGACGGCTTCTTTGCCCCCATCTTTCCCTTGTATGGCTTTGAACGGAAATACAGCGAGGGATGGCTCGATGAGTTTCGCTACCTCGATCTGAAGGATCTGTCTGCCGCACAATCCTGCCACTTCTATGCCTCCGGGCTCATGGTCAACGGCCGCTTCTATTCCGTCGAGAGTATCCCTCTTCAATTTCCATATAAGCCGCTCCGCTCCGTGTTGGAGACTACCCCACTTGCAGAGCGATATTTCCTCTCTGCTGCCGACATCGACCGCTGGCGGTATCTCAAGGGCGCAAAGCAGGAGACCCGCCACCGCAGGAACGGTTCTACTTATTTCTTTTCGGAAGGTTCCATGGCGTTCCCCGATCGTTCCGACCTTCCTGCCCGCACGATGCTCACCAGCGAAGGCTCCGTTTCCCGCAGCACCCATGTAGTCGCAGACCCACGGACCCAACGTCTGCGTACGCTAACGCCCATCGAATGCGAACGGCTCAACGGCTTTCCGGATGATTGGACAGCCGGGATACCGGAACGACTGCGCTATTTCACCATGGGGAATGCGCTTGTCGTTCCGCTGGTCAAGGCCATGGGCAAGCGGATCAGCGCACTGGCCGAGGACGAGCAGCGCAGTTGATGGGCGTTTCTCTTGGGTTTCCAAAGGGGCCGCAGCACCCCTTTGGCACACGACTTTGCTTGCAAAGTCTAGTGTGTTACACCTTGGTTCCGGCTGACGCGGAAAAGGGGCTGCGAGAGGTTCCGGCAAGCACCTGTTTTGCGGCAGAAGGATGCGCGGATGGGCGTGGCAGTTGACGGTCTCTGCCCACCCAGCGCAGGCTTTCAGAGGAACCAATGGTGTACGTTCTCCCGTCCTGCCGCAGCAGCGTTTTTCCCCTATAAGCCGCAATGTAAAAATAATCAGCGTCTGTGCTTGCCCCGGTTGCCTGCAAGTGTCCCCGGTTTCAGCATTGCCGTTTTATAAAGGATCTTCTTTATCAGCTTTCTTTCATCCTCTGTCAGCTTATCGTAGTTGATGCCGA